GCATAGGTGTTATTGCTTTCTGGTGAGCCGGAAATTCTAAGAAGTCCACTACCTATTGTCATCTTAGCCTGCTGATGATAGTGGCCCATGAATACGTCGTCAAAATGCTCTGGAATAGCTCCATCTTTCCATCCCATTACCTTTTTATAGTAACCGTAAGTAGCGCTTGGTGCAGGCATTTGGTCGCCATGAATCAGCATAGTACTGTAATTTCCAATTGTATCCACGGCATAGAAGTTTCTTTCCCCCTTGCCGTCTGGGATATTGAAGGTTATTCTTGGTTCATTTTTAAATATTAATTCAACAATCTTATAAAGAAGTCTGTCCATATTGGTCTCTGGATCGTGCTGCTTTCTAGCTCTACCACCAACTGCACCATGGTTACCAATAACCCCAGTTACATGAACATGCTTAAAGTTCTCTAAAGCTGTTCTTAAGAAGTTTCCTAAAATTTCTGGGCCATTTATGCCGACTTGTCTATATAAACCTGAGTCAATTAAATGACTTTGACCTGGAAATATTTCTTCGCCCTCAACAATATCGCCAAGCAACCATACATGAAGGGTGTCTACATTGTGGTGGGTTCTTTGTATTTCCGTAATCTCTATGAGCTTCTCTGCGTAGAGGTCCATTCTTTGAGCAAGAACTTCTGAGTTATATGTTGGAGTTATCTTCCCCAACTGCCAGTCTGCTAGGACAGCAACTGCAGTTTCTGGAGCTCCCTTTTTACCTGAATTGATATTCTTCTGCTTAACAATAGGAAGTTCAAAGGCACTAAAAGCATCATATGCAGCCTCGTAAACTGCGAGTATTGCTTCTTCTTTTACGTTCTTATTCTTTTCTGCCAGCTTAGCTAGTCTTCTATTTTCTGATCTGATAAAGTCAAATCTATTTACTTCATCTTCATGGCCATCAAAATCAGGATATTCAATATCTGGATCTATATCAGTAGCTTTATTAAAGCCAGCAAATTGAAAAGCCTCAGAAGCCTCAATCTCCGTTGTGTTAGATTCATTTTTCAAAATTTCGCCAGAAAAATCTAGCTCTCCCTCTAAAGCTATTTTAGCTTGAGTCATGTTTGGAGCCTTGACTATATGGTTGGTTTTAATAAGAAAATACTTTTCACTCATGGTTATAGGACCATCTTTCTTTAATAATTAGATACGCCAATTATAACAGAAGAAATGCCAATATTACCAGAAACTATGTATTGTCTTTCTGAAGATGGCTTAAAGTCTTTTCTATTAACATTTACTCCATTAGCTGAAGCTGTTGTAATTGTTACCCCTCTAATTATATCAGAAGATTGTATGATTCTTCTTTCTATTTCTTGCATAGATGCAGTATCGCCAATTGTTAGTGAATTTAAATATCTCTTAACAAATATAGCAGCTTGATTTTCTATTCCGGTACGCAGGTTTGGCTGGGTTCCATAAGGAAGATTAATGGTAGCCTGAATAGAATAGTCTACTGGTTCTGCTACAGTTACATTCATTCTTATACCCAATGGCCTAATAGGGGCAATAGCGGTACTTACATTGGTAACTAGATTTTTTGTACTGCTTGCTACCTCTGGAACTATAATAATATCACAGGATCCAAGTCCATATGAAGCTTCCCTAATTCTTACATCTCTAACCCCTTTAATTGATAGTGCAGCAAATCTTAGGGATTCAGATGTTCCGGTTGCGTTTATTCGTACTGTAGCTATAATTCTTCTTCTATAGTTATCATCTGATTCTGCGTTTAATACCGGATATACTTCTTTAGGGTTATTGCAAAAAACGAAAACTCCGGGTGGCGAAATATAGCTGTGTTTTACCAAAGAACCGACAGAAGCGACATATTCATTTGACTGAAAGTTTGGCTCCACTATTCCATAAGCTTTTGATACGCCTGCAAGTATTATTACGTCTCCAGCTAATTTGTAAGAATATTGAACGGAAGCGTAAGATGTCACATCATTATAAACCAATGTTCCTTTGGGGATAACTATGTCAGCTGCATATGGCTTATCTAAATAGAATTCTATATTTGCAGTAGCTCTATCGTATACTATCTGATCGGATATAGTTTTTCTTCTTACGTTATAGAGTTCACCTATAAGATCTAAGGACCTGCCAGATGCAGTAGAAAGGTTACTTTGATTTATTGCCTCTTTAAAAGATTCATATAAATAAAAAATTTCCGTACCGAAAGAGTCGGCAAATGCTCTTGCTATTGATCCAGGAGAAGTAGCTGTTATATTTGCATTTTTTTCTAAAGCATTTATAATTCTTACTATGATTTCGTCTTTTGTTCTGGTATTAATCGTTGGCATTTATGCTCCTAGGTTCTGTTTTATACTTAAGGTTACTGGTTGATTAGAGCTAGATAAAATCTGAACATCAAATCTAATTACATCCCTAGAAACAGGAACTGCATTTATGGATATATTTTTACCTCTAAAAACACCTTCTCTTTCAAGAGCAGATTTAATTAATTGTTTTCCAAATTCTCCGGTTTCAGCGGTTTGAGGCATCCCATATAAAGAACTTAGATCAACACCCAAAGAAGGATAAGAGTAAAAATCCCCAGGCTCAGTCATTAACCTTAAGTAAACCTGTTGAACATCATTCTGTTTTGAAGAGTTAACCAATGCTATATCTTTATTTCCAGTTATAGAAAGATCTCCATTGAGAGTTAAATATAAGTCAGACACCTTTATCCCTTAAAGTTTTTTCCCTGGCTTGACTAAAAGTAAAACCTGATTTTATAAGATTAATCATATAATTAACTCTATCTTGATTGTTAGTTAGAGCATATTCTTTAATTAATTCCAGGTCTTCGGAACTAATATCAGAATTTTTGTTCTGCGAAACTCCTCCATTTACAGTTTCCTTTGGAGTATTTCTAAAAGCAAAATCACCATTAATAGTAATAATATTATTAGAAGAACCATCGGTCTCATCAAATTCATCTATTAAATTTAAATAATAATCTGCGTAGTTATACCCAGGGTTTATCTCCTTTATTTCGGTATTAACCAAAGCGGGTTCGTGATATGAATCTCCAGCGTGGTTAAAACTTTTATTATTCCATCTGAACCCTGCATCTTCTTTTGTATATATTTTAAATACATCTGCAAAAATAGATATAGTTCCACTGTTAGGGCTAATTATTATTCCAAGTTCTTCGTTGGCAAATATCTCTATGTCGCCTCTATCATTTAATTTAATAAAAGAAGAAGTATCAGGGTGAGTTAAGCCAACCTCTCTCCTGGAAAAGCTACTTCTTTTTTCTATTTCCAGGGATTCATTAAAGTATCCTGGGTTTTCTGTATCTGCATTATTTAAAATATTTTCTCTTGCCATCATTACACCATAAATCTAGGTATGCCATTATTTGCAATACTCATATTAGTAATTCTACCATTATAATAGTCATTTATAAAACTAACTATATAGGCATGTTGTTCATTGTCATCTTTAAATCCAACGATACACCTATCTCCAGGCTCTGGAGCTACAGCCTGCAGTCCGATATGTTATTGGGCAGGAAACTTTATTTATTATATTTCCAATTGTGTCAGAGTAATTTGATTCTAATATAATTACTGCCGTATTACTATATCTATCGTATTGGGCAACTGTGCCCATTCTAGTTTTTGCCCTTTGCATGTGGGCACTTTGTATTTGGTCACTAATTTTTTGATCAAATTTAGGATAATTTATAGGCATTTAGATCTCCTTTACCATATATTACTAGACCCAGCATAAGTATATTTACTACCTGGCCAAGTAGTGGAGTTTATTTCCGTAGGAGTGTTGGAGTGTTGGTCTATAAATTTTCCATCTCCTAAAGATATCCCAATATGACCCAAGTCACTTTGTGCCCCAGATCCACCTGTCCAATATACTAAATATCCAGCTGGAGGATTATCCCCTGATGCCGTACCCTTTGGATAGAATTTTGGAGAATTTTTAACTGCTTCATAGTGCGCCTGTGCACTTAAATGTCTGGTTAGATTAGTTTCTGGCTTGCTAGCTGGCCAATCTTTTTCAAATATTTCTGGTTTAGCTACACCATATAATCCAAGTGCTGCACAAAGTCTATTTGTAAACCCTTCACACCCAAAGGCCTCTCTATCTTTCTTTTCCCAAGCTTCCATTCTATTAACCCTGAGCCAAATAGCAGCTTCTTTAATTTCAGTTTTAGTAAATGTTGGAACCACGCCTGCTTTAGTGGAACTTCTTTTTACGTCTATTTCCCCTTCCCAGGTAAAAGCATAGCCTTGTAGCCATCTATCTAAATATTTTTTTGATGATTCTAAATTTTTATCCGTACCTTTAGTCTTAACCCAAGTTTTAAGATCTTCTGCAGTTTTTCCTGGATTATTTGCAACGTAAAAATTAATAGCAGTTTGAAATCTTAGAGCAAATAGCCAACCACTCTTAGGACCTCCACCGTACTCTCCCCATGGAAAAAATATCCATCCATGTTTTTTTTGAGTAAAATCAGCTAATAAATAAATTTGAGTTATAGCATTCCATAATCTTGGATCAGAGTGTGACTTTCCT